CGCGCTCCACCCGGGTGGTGGTGTTAATTCCACCCGGGGGGCCACTGTAAGTGGCCACGTTGTCGGCAGCTTAAGGTGCTCCCTCGCCCAGTCGCCCTGACGGGACTTTGGTAGGTGTTAGGTCTGCGGAGAATTGGGCAGGAACTTCTTCCTGCCTAAATGAACCTGTGCTCAGATCCAATTCTGTGTCACAGCCCCGACCACCGACGCGCGAACCTCAGTCCGCGCGCATTCCGACGTTCTTCTGTTTTCAGTCGGAATCCCAAAGCAGATTCAGGCAACGTCGTCCAACAGACAAACTTTTTATCTGCTGGGCAATCTTCTACGAACTTGGCCTTCTCACCGCGTGTGACAAGCCACCTGAGATATCCGGGTTCGCCATCTAAAGGAGGTGTTTCAACCTTGTAGTCGGCTACTATCGGTACCTTGTATACCATACACTGGTACCAGGGCTTCTTCTCTCCTGTGCGCTTGTCGACGGAGTCCTTATGCCATTTACCCTCAACGTTTTTAACAAAATTGTCTAGGGTAGCCTCACCATCCGGCCTGTAGAAGCCGAACAACTGAGACGTGGTTGGTACAGGATAGAATGTTTCAATCCCATACTGTACCGCACACTTCTGCACTTGGATGCGAAGGTATTCCGCTGTACGTCTGAACCCTCTGTTGTAAAGAGCCTCTTCGAGGCGCAGGAGTCCAGGTAAGTCGGAAAGTCGCAGATTTTTGCGTGCGATTTTGAACCGCACTGGCGTAACTGCACGGCCTTCATAGGCGTGTAAACCACAGGATTCGCGGAAGTGCGAACGGGAAAACGATTTTTCTTCGTTGAATTTCATCCCGTACAACGGTAAATAGTCGTAGATCGCTTGCACGCAGTCAGTGCGGACGATTATGTCGTCGCCGTATACGTACACATCCGTGATTTTGTCCCGTGGGACGACAGAGAACTCGAGTATGGCCCGTATTAATGCGAAATGCGTTAGAGCCATAATCGGGAAGCAAATGGCACTCCCCATCGGAGCAATCTTGTTAATAGGTAATTCATCAACAAAATTCATGCCCCTAATTTCGGGAAGCTCAATGGTTTCGGTGGAACACGCCAGGACCATGTCCAGTAGCGGTTTATTCCCACCAAAGAGGTATGACACTAAACGGCGGCTTATCCGGTCACTAGCAGACGACATGTCTAAAGTCGCCCACTCACCAGTCTGCGAACCCTCTAATGCCAAGGCCCCATTGATTTGCTGAGAAGTAAAGTTTACCAACCCTTTTGTTAATGGGTGGGACTCTATCCTCTCGACAAGGGCTTTGCGTAACCCCTGCTGCAACCACTGTACTTCGTTCTCTTCGATGCAGATCCCTCTTGCTTTTCTGTTCGTTTTTGGAACAAACTTGAAGCGCGAGGTTGGTGCATCTTTTATTTCTAACGGCTTTCGAGCCGGCTTGCCATGCTGCCTAGCGACATAGTGTGTCGATACCCTTGCCCGCGAAGCGGGAAAGTGCCTTGGTGGCGAGAAAGGAGGTTCATACCACTCTCTCATATCAACAACATCGCTAATTTGGATGTAATCCGAATGGGCAACAAATCGTTCGGATTTCTTGAGAGGGGTGTTGGTCGCACCTG